AAAAGGAATCCTTTTGCTAGGCAATTAAGACTCTTTAGACAAAGAATTATTAAAAATAAGAAACGATATAATAGAAAAGCTAATCATAATCTCGTTCAAGAATCATCTCTAAATAATGAATAGCTTTCTCTATATCTTTCTTTTTACCTTTAAGATGATGTCTACATATATATTTAATTGCATTACCTTCTGCAAATAGAAGTTTATTTTCATTAATAAAATGTGCAGGTTGCACTTTCATATTTTTATAATGTGTTCCATCTACTTGTTTATTAAGTGATTCGTATGTCATATCTTTGAATATATCCTTATGTGTCATTAAATGTTAATCTATAGTTTTTCTCTTTATGTGGTCTATCTGACCTATTCTGAATAACTTTATGTTGTGTATCAGTTAAGTTATATATATCAAGTTTCATAGCTTTTGCAAACTTAGTAGATGCATACTCTGAATTTATATCAGCAAAATGACATATCATTTTAAAGTCATTAGAATTACTTGTAAGCCAAGCAATAGCTTCTCTTTTATCAATAATTTTATATTTATGTAATCCATTATACATAGCATCCTCAATTGCTTGAGTAATAATCGCCCTGAACAATTTTAGTTCAGGACTTTTTGACATCAGATTTTACTACTTCATAAGTAGATCTTAAGTGAGTCATAGGACACTCCTCAAAAGATAAAGATTTAGGATCTATATTTTCCATAGATTTTATTGCTTCTTGATCTGATTCAGCAACAATAAATACTTCTGTTACACAAGGTACATAGACCCATCTTCTAAATTTATACAACATTATTTTTACGTCTACTAGCTTCTAAAGTTCTAAACAGATCTATTATAAGACCTTCTTTATCTCTCTTATTCTCAAGCGTACTTGCTTTAACTTCTGCTTGAAATAGTTCTTCAACAGCATTCTTATAAGTATCGCTTGCATAGAATGCTTGTTCTTTGGCAGATATGCTTTTAAGACTGTGTTCACCAGTGATATATAATGCTTTCTTTCTTTTAAGTAATCTATCCAGATACTTAACATTAGCATTTGCTTCTGCGTTTTGTTCATCAGTCTCCGATAGGAATTTTAAGGCATCTTCCAATCGCTTTTCTGTAATCATTTTTATCCTCCTTTAAATATAGTTTATATAATTTTAATACTAATACATCATTTTCAAACGTACTAATACCCATCATTTCTAACTCTACTTTAAACTGTAAGTAATCCATTTCATATTATTCCAAATGCTCCTAATAAAATTAGGATTAATATTATAGGAACAACAATAGTCATAGGGTACCAATGTAAAAAATCTTTCCAATTCATTCATCTTCCTTTATAGGTTTACAATATGTTAACATAACTTGATACTCTTTAGTATCTATTTTATAAAAAATACCAACATCTTTATCTTTTCTAAAATATAAATTTTCTTCTACATATTCTTGACAAGTTTTATAATCAACAAATTTTTCTTTTAGAATATATTGCATTCCTAATTTTTGTGGATTTACTTCTCCTGGTACAAATAGTAACATTAGTAATTCTATCATGATATCTTATCCTTTTTAATTCGCATTCAGCACAAAGATAAAAATCTTTGCTTACTTTTATTATTGCTAAATTATTACAATTTTTACACTGGGTAATCATTGACTACCCAGCGTTTCACTTATCGAGGGAGATAATATGAAATTGTTAAAATGGTGCATCTGCAGGTAAATCTTCTACGCTATCCATTTTAGCTTGTAGAATTTTACGTACTGCATCATCAATCATTTCAAATGTATACCACATATCACCATTAGAACTTGTTACAGTACCTGATGTAAATTTACCTGACTGAATTGCTGCAGCTAATAAGTTACTCATAGTTAATCTGTATTTCTCTTTCCATTGAGCACTTAAATCTCTAACAGTTTTAACTCCTTGTGGACTTACCATATTACCACTAGGTACTGCAACTTCACCATCAAGTAATTCAATTGAACTAGCAGTTTGGTATTGTTTACCATTCTTACTTGTTCTAACTGGTTGTGCTGCTATCTTTAATCTGGCACCTGATTGCCATCTTGAAGTACCTAAAGCCTCACCATATATGGTCATATCTGTACCATCATCTTTAGTAACGTATACAGTTACACCACCATTATCTTTTTCAAATGCACGTTTAAATGAGCATTCAAATGTTTGTGTTTCCATTTTGTTCCTCTTGTTTATTTGTTTTATTATTTGTCCAAATCGTTGCATGATTTATATCCTATTTCCATGCATCTGACCATACTTTTCTTGCAAATTCTTCAGCACCTATCGACCATGACCATCTCCAGCTGTCAAAGGTCAAAGGAAACATTCGAACAACATCTTCTTTTGTATTAGCAATTTCTAAAATATGTTCTATTGATTTGAAGGTCTGAATTAATACTTCTAAATGTCCTATATGATCACCTAAATCTGCAGTATGATTATCCCAAGCAGATGCATATAAAAGTAAACATTCTTTATTGAATAGTTCACGATATAAAAATTGCTGTCTTAAATGATCAAGTTTAGGATGTTTTGTAGGCATAATTCTACCCTTTTGTCCTCTTTTTTCTTCTGCTTTAGTTTGTTTGTATCTCCAAATTTTAGCAGTTGCTTTGGTATCAACAATATAATCGTTGAATTCAAAGTCTGTTTTTGCAACTATAGGTAATTTTAATCCTTCATAATTACCATTATATTCTTTTTGATAATTAATTAATTTACCATATTGTTTTAATTCTTTAACAAATGTATTTGCTATTTTAGCTGTCCATTCATATTCATCATCAATTGTTGCTCCATTTTTTTCTATATATTTACCTTTTGCATCATTTGTGATAAGTTTTTCATCAGTGATTTGATTTACTAATGCATGATTAGCTGCCTCTTCAGCAGCATTACCCATTTTTATTCTTGCATTTTCCTCTGTTTTGAATCCATATAATTTTTCTATGATCCAAATTTGTGGACAATCCAAAAATGTATTTCCAGCTGAAGCTGAATGATGCTCGATTATTTTCAACATAATTATCTCCTTATGGTTATTAATGTTCAAAAGTTTATTAGTAATTCTTATAACATACCTCTTAATATGTTAAAAGGTAAAATTACTATAAAAAGTAGTAGGCAATATAAAATATATAATTTATCTATTTTATTATCATGGCTATTGCACCCTACACAAGTGTATGGGAGCAAGAGCCTTATTGCTCGTCTCCATTCCTGTAAAAGGAATAGAGTTCATCGTCTTTTTGGTTTATATAATAGAAATGCTTCTTTCAAATCCTTTGTTGATAAAGCATTAGAATCTTATAATATACAGAATGCGTCTAATAGAAAAACCTGAGTTAATCTCTACTATACGAGATAAGAAAAAAGTATGGTTAAACATTAGAGAATCTAGACTAATGTATATGTACCACCGAAAACTCATATCTATGGAACAGTATGAGGCAGGTTCACGTTATAGATTAATGTGTGAACTTATGGGTGGTGGTACTGGTAATGTTCTTAAAGAACGAATAGATGGTTCCAATACAGATTTTATAGCATCATCAATTGGTGCTGCACTTGCAGTTAAAGATTGTGATGATGAGATAGGTAAAGAGTCAGCAAAAATAATGAAGTTATTTTGTTGGTTTAACTATGGCATTATTGAGATAGCATATATGTTTGAATTATCTGAACGTAAAGCATCTAACAAAGTTCACGAAGGTCTTGCTAGACTTTCAATATATTATGGCTACACGAAAGTGCGTAACACTATCAGAGGTCAAGGAACTAAGAATCAAAGACAAAAAGTACCTAAAATGGGTAGCTTCTAATCCTTGTATTATCTGTCAGCATACTGATTGTAATGCTCACCATATCCAATATGCTATGGAACGTGGTATATCACAAAAGGTAGGTGATCAATTTACAATTCCTTTATGTATTAAGCATCATGCTTTGCTTCATAACTGTGGTATGTCTGAACGTGATTTCTGGTCTAAAATAGACATAGATCCTATAGGTATATGTGGTATTTTCTATGATCATTATCACAATATGTGGAAAAATAAGAACTTTTTCTATGATGATAGTCAATTATGGATAAAAGTTTATAACAAACTTGTACCTAAGATACAAAATAGTGTTGATTTTCTTCTGCAACCCAAATAACTAATAGGATTATCCTCGCCAGAGGTATGCAAATTATGAGCAAGATATTAAAATTTCCAAATAGAAAAAAGTCATATTCTGATACATTTTTATCAGGTGTGAAACCTAATGCTATTGGAGATTTTATTAAAAGACAGAATCCACATTTATCATTAAAAGCTGCAGATGCTATGGCATTAGCTATAATCTATAGCACTTATCTACAATTAGTTTTTGAAGAAGAAGGTAGACCAACGTTACCTCCATTCGAAGATTTTGATCAATACATATGGGCAGCTCATGACAAAAAAACGTTACACTAAAAAGAAGAAGAAACCTGTAACAGATTTCCCTTACGAAGAAATTAAAACTTCTATATCTTGGTTTGATGCTCAATCAAATACTGGGTGGCTTACTCATGACAAGATGAAGAAGTTAAAACCTGCAGAATCTAAAACTAAAGGTTGGATATTTGAGGAGACAGATGATTACATTACTATCTTTGGAACTTACTCTATAGATCCTGATAGTAAAGAAATAGAATTTGGGGAAGTAATTTGTATTCCTAAGAATTGGGTTTAAGTAAGGTAATAGAATACAGGATTACGCAGTCCTTTAATCTGCTGCCCAGTTTTCTCTACTACCTTACAGGAGCTATTTAATCCGTGTATTTACTATACCCATTTTGGGATTTTGGATTAAACGAACCTGGCAGTCTCCCACCAGGCTCTATCTGTATAAGGGATAGTTCAGGAATGTGATATTTAACTATCAATTCGATGCATCAAGCCTTAACATTATACAGAATTCTTAAATTCCTTTTTTAGTATACATATCACTAATTTTATCAGCTTCAGATTCAGTTTTATCAAGCATATCAATTCCTTCTTGAATAAAAGCTACATCTTTTTCAGCTTCAGTTTCTTTAGGATAACTTAAATTTTCTAATCTTTCTTTAGATAATTTTAATTCTTCTTTAACATGATCTTTAGCGTGTTCTAAAACTCTAACTAACTCTGGATAATTTCCATAGAAAATTCCATAGATAGATAAATTATTGATCGATGCTGCTACTGTGTTTAGACCTCTTATCCTTTTTTCTATTCTCAATATCTCCGAGTCTGTTTTTATAGTCATCTTCCATCTCCTTTATTTTATGTTTTAATTTATCAATCTCTAATTGCTTAGTAGCAACCATAGCTCTTAACGATCTTTCTATATCACTCATTTTTGTTTTTCACTTTCTATATTTTTAATTTCCTCATCTATTAAATCAATATTAAATTCTTGTTTAAAATTTTCTTTAACTTTTTCTATGTAATCTTTTTTTGATTTTGCTTCAAAAGAATTACCACCAAATTTAATATCTACATCACAATAGTATTTTTTCATTTAACCTCCTTATGATTTTCTAAAAACATTTTACAGTTTTCAATATCAGTTTTATATTCTTTAATCCATTCTTGTGCAATTAAAGAATGTTTATCTTTTAGAAATCCACAAGAAATAGCACTATCTAAAACAGATACAGCTTCAGTAGCATCATCTAATTCTAATTGTGCTCTTTCTTTTTGAGTTTTAACACTTGGTTTAAATATCATATCCCTCCTTTTAACCTAGTTATTTCTAATCTTAATTTACCATTCAATTCTTGATGTTTTTTATCAATCAGCTCAAGATTTTGAATATATTCATTAAGACGATCTATCTCTTTTTTAAGATTCCAAATTTCTTTCTCTAAAGATTCAATCGTCTTAATATTTTCCATACCTTCGTTCATGCTGCTAAACTCAACCATTCACTTGAGTTCATCATCTTAGCTACTTCTTTCTCACGTTTTCTAGATACATTATGTATTGCACCTCTTGTAACTGGATGACTTGCCCAATCAGTAGCTGTTTGATAAACTGCAAATAAAGTACACTTATATCGTGCTACATATCTAGTCCATAATTCATTTAGATCTTCCATTATGTTCTCACTTGTATCATCAATATCAAGTTTTGTATACTTATTTGCTAATGTTTTCTTAAATAAGTGTTTTACATCACTTAATTTAACTTGTTTTTGCATCATTTTGAATAGATCTTCGCCTAATTCTTGATGTGCTTGAACACCTGATTTAAAATCACTTATTGCAAATGTAATATCTTCTCTTTTGTTATGTTTATTATATACTACAAATGTCCAATCAGGTCTTACCATACCATTTAAACATATTACATAGACTGAACTCCACATAATTTGTTGTCCCCATCTACCATCTAAAGATGAATAGATTCTCAACTGTGGAATTATTCTTTCATCTGCACCTTGGATATGCATTCCATTAGATTTGAATTTAGTCATATCTATTGAATCATCCCAGAAGTTTATATCACGTCTATATTTCTTACCACCATCAAGAACTTGATCTTTTGTGGTAATTTTATATTTATCTATATCAATACATTCTTCTACTACCTTATTAACTTTTTCAGCTAATTCATAGTATGGTCTGACTATATACTCACCACTATGTATACCTAATAGATCACCATTATCTTTTCTTACTAAAGCATATCTATTTACTGGTTTTACTTCTGTTACATGAAAATTAGATTTATCATCATTTTCAAATTCTTTGTAACTTAATTGTCTTTTCATACAATCAAACTTAACATCTTCACTTATTGCTAGACTCATGCTACCTCCTTTGTTACATCGTCTATATTAACTTCATATCTTTTACCCTCAAATTCAAAAGCAAAATCTGCTGCAGATCCATCTAACATTACTCCTGCATCAGTCAAATTTACTTTTAAATTATCCTTTAAAAAATTTTGTAAAGCTAATCTTATTTCAAATATTTCCATATTATTCTCCATTATGCCATATAGAAATAGGTTCTATTGTTTTCTTATATTCTCTTTTATTAAAACATTTCTTAAAATGTTTATCTTTTGTCATAAATGATTTGGCTTGTTTTTTATTTTTAAACACTCCTATGTGTGTCCAACTTGGACCTCCACAACCACTTTTATAACATTCATTTACCTCTATTTTTATTATACAAGTATTCATTTATCCTCCATTTCATCTAAATAAGATTTTACTAATAATTTAATTATTTGTGCCATCTTAAGATTTCGTTGTTTTGCATATGTTTGTAATCTACTATGTAAATCAGCACCTAAACATATACCCATTACTCCATATCTCCTTGTAGGATTGTAAGGATCAGGTTTTTTTGATGTAAGTTGTTCATTTATTTTCTTCAGATCCATTTTGTTCCTTTATTTTTTTTAAAGCAATTTGTATTCTGCTTAACTGTTTATTGATATGTACTTGAATATTTAATAAGGCAATTTGATATGCCATCAATTCATGTTCATCTGATTCTTTAACTTCTATATCCATATTTCCTCCTAGTTTAAATATTTCTTAACTTGTTTTACTACTAACTCACAATATCTAAGCATTTCATAAAAATAATTTCTACGTTTATTTTTTCTCTCTATCTCTACTTGCTTAATTGCTTTATTAGTAATTTTATCTATTGTTTTTAATTGATCATCTATTTTCATTCAGTACCTATTTCTTTCAGCTTTTTACCCATTTCAGTATTTTCCATTATATGCTTAGCATCTTTAGTTGCTTCCATTAGATACTTCATTATATCTGCACCTATTTGTATTTTATTATATCCAGGTTCATCTAATTTAGATGTAATCCATTTACCTAAATCTACATAAGTATTATATTTAGTAGACCATCTTACATAACTATCATTTTCTAGTTGATGCCTCATTATTGCTTCAATATCCATTTTATTTCCTTTCTGTTAGGATAATGCCTAACCGAAAGAGATTAGGCATTAACCGATTATTTAAGCTGATTTCTTTTCAGCACTTTTTTTAGATATATCTAACATATCTTCTGCACTTAAATTCAAAGCTCTTAATTCTTTACAAGAATCTCTAAAAGCTATGAAATTTGTAGCAATTGCAGCACTTTGAACATATTGAGGTAATGCTTTATATCTTGGATCATTAATAACTCTTTGAGCTACTCCAAAATATGCCTCAACTACAACTTCTAAAATGCCTAATTTGTTACGATTCCATACATGAGTTTTTCTCTCATCTGGAGTCATATCAACTACTGGCTTTTTTTTCTGTACTTGTACTTGTTCCATCTTTTTCCTCCTTCTTTTTTATTACAAATGGCATACAATCTTCCAGAGTATCTGGTGTAGATTTATCAATACATCTACATACTCCGATTGCAGCTCTTAAAGGATAAGTTATTGCTCTTACTAATAACTCACCTACTTTTTCTATACGCTTCATTATACTCCTCCTTTTTTTTAGTTAATCGTATATATTTATCTTTGACTTGACGATATTCATCATCAAATTCCTTTGTACCAGGAATTGGGTCAACATCAGCAGTGAGCCAATTCCAACTCTTTCTTACAGCTACAGCACCAATGCTATAAGTAATAAATCGAACAAAATTAAAAATTCCATTCACTTTATTTCACCTCCATATCTTCAGTTAATACTAAAGTTTCTTCACTAATATCGTGAGGTAGAAACCAGTTAATATCTTCCTTTTTAGTTTTTATTCCTATTGCTAATAACTTATCTATAGGCACTCTATTCATTCCTTTCTCGTACTTCTGTACTTGCTGAAACGTTACTCCTATAGCATTACCTAATGCTGTTTGAGTCATAGCACTTGGACTTTTTTGTCCATCCAATCTAGCTGGATCGTTATCTTTTCTAGCTTTTTTGATTTGATTACCTATATAAGCATATAGTTCTAAATCACCTTTAGGTCTTTTACCCATTAGTCCTCCTTTCCTGTATAAGTAATTTTAGTTAATTCCATTTCAGATTTTTTTACTAAATCTTGAGAATGATTTAATATACAATCTATCAATCCTCTTATAGGTTTATTAGAGTGTTTATTTCTATCTAACCATTGTAGTGTTATTTGTAAGACTCTAGTTT